GCCGCTAGGTCGTGTCATGAACAGAGGCCTCCTGTCCAACTTTGACCACCCAAGCTCCTTCGTTGCTGGGCTTTGTGTGTGGTCCCAAAACGGCCGCATAGTGCTACCAATCCTATTGTCTCCGCCCAAATTCGACGTGCTCGGCACCCCCTGAGGCATGTCCACCCACTCGTAGTCGTTGATTTGCCCAAAGCCGCTGTTGAGCGCGCCCGATGGAGCGCCAAGCACCTTCCCACTCGGGTTGGTGGGCACTGCCGGGATGCGCATTTCGTGCCCGTAATTTGCTGTTTTAACTAGGTGGAACTCGCGTGCGAAGGAGGCCGTGCCCGCGTCCGTGCCGCGGCCCTCTTGTCGGTGTGCATTCCAATCCGTATCCGAAAGATTTGCCCACGCCGACGGAAGGCGTCCAGTTGGCTGTGAGCCATATTGTGGCGTTGTGTCGTTGTGGTAGCCATGCCTGAGGTTCCAATCTGCCGTTCCCGTGGTATTCACTTGGCTAAGTGGCGTGACCGCGGGGTGCCACTTGTAGACTAAGCGGTTTTTATGTGGCGTTAGACTTGTGTCAACGTCATTCGTGGCGCACAAGACGAACGGTCCGGGCGAATACCCACTACTTAGACTTGTTGCGCCAAATATAGCACCCGTGTTAGGGAACGTAGTGGGCTTCTCGACCCACTCCATCTTCCTATGCGCATCACCACCAACACCATCAACGACACAAGCAAGAATGTGACCGCTTAGCCCAAACGCTTCGGTAATGTGCGGGATCACGGGCAACTCCTTTGCCACACCACTTGGTGTCGTCAGGTTGAAGGACTGTGTCGTATCATCATACCCGTCATCTTCTTTGCATTCGTACGCGGCGGTGACATACCTGGAATACTTACCAAAGCCTAAATTATTGTTCGGGAAACCACTCGGTTTTGGGTGATCTACGGTATCCGCGGTTGTGTCTGTCCACTGCGCTACTAAAGCATTGTTTACCCTCAAAACCTTGTTCTCGTCGGTGGATTGGATTGTTGGGAGCCCGCCCGTGATCCCGGCGCTTTCCCACTGGCCGTCTTTACGCAGGAATTTGTCATCATGTGTTGCATTCCCCGCTGGTACTAATCCAGGATCGTATGAATTAGCGCTCCCCATAACCATGGGCTGTGCTGGTTCTGTGTATGAGATGGTGTTAAGGGAGCGCGAGAGCGAGCCCGCAAACGTGAGCTTGTCTTCTTTGTTGTCCAGTGCTGTTTTCACCACAGAACTCGTCGGTGCAATGTCAGTCCTGTTGCTTAATGAAGTATCAAGCGTTGGTGTATTCCACTGGCCGTCTTTACGCAGGAATTTGTCATCATGTGTTGCATTCCCCGCTGGTACTAATCCAGGATCGTATGAATTAGCGCTCCCCATAACGCCTATGTCTATGTGATTAGAAGTCAGTTTGTCCAATTCGAAAAGCCCCTTGATCTCAGCAGCGGTTTGGTCATCTTTTGCGTTCGTTTCTATATTAGTTAATTTGCCTAGAAGTTGGTTTGTAAAGACGTTACTATCGGTAGCGCTATCAACAAGAACCCTTATCTCATCAGCACTTGGTGTTGTTGGAATCCACTGGCCGTCTTTACGCAGGAATCTCTTTTCATGTGTTATATTCCCCGCTGGTACTAATCCAGCAGCGTATGAATTAGCGCTCCCCATAACCGCTGGTTCTGTGTATGAGATGGTGTTGTTATTATCGCGCGAGAGCGAGCCCGCAAACGTGAGCCTGTCTTCTTTGTCGTCCAGTGCTGATGTCACCGCAAAACTCGTCGGTGCAGTGGAAGTACTGGCGTTGGTGGCGCTTAATGGACCATTATCAAGCGTCGTCACGAAGGTTTGGCTGATCAATTTCATTGACGCGCCGTGCAGGTCGTTGGCAGGATCAAATGGACCCCCGGATGTGCTTTGAATGGTGTCGCCACCACCGTTACCACCACCACCACTGCCCAACCCGGCCGCGGTGCTCAGCGACGTCCCGTCCCCAAAGTATAACCTATCTACCTCCGCCACGTCAGCTGAGATAAGTTTGCTCGTCAGCGAGCTCTGGAGACCCGCAGTGTCACCCGTGGCGCCACGACTCAGACTCGCCATGTTAGCCACCCCTTGGAATTATTGCACCTCAGCCACCTTAGCCTCAAGTGCCTCGACACGCTCTAAGAGCCGCTGCAAAACACGTGTGTTAATGCACGTTAAGGAATCGTACCGAAACTGCCACAGCCCTTCTCCGTTGTTTTCCACCATGAACTTTACGGCGTCCACGTTGTAACAATCCTGCGCCACGACACCAACCTCTTCAAAAAGCGCATCTTCTGGCATCTTCTGGTTGTCCTTTCTGCCTTCCTTGCGTTTTGCGAACCCATCACCCCCGCTTTCAAAGATGTCCTCTTCGTCTTTAGTCATTGGGGTTTGCGTCTTCGTATAACGCCTGATCGGCACCTTCTTTACGATACTTTCCGCATCCTCTAACTCCCTCTCGTTGAACTTTAGGCGATCGTCACTATAGTTACCGGCCGCTGTAGTTATCAGCGAAGGACTAGACGTTGAATCCGTCTCTAGGTAAGCCCCTGAACTCGAGGCACCGATCATACGGAATTGTATGTATTTGCCGTCTTTATTGGTTGATCTAAGAAACATTCTGGCTGTGTTCCTGCCCGACCCGGATTGAAAGAATTGAAAGAAGTCGCTCGTGCCACTCTCATATCCACAAGATATTTGATACCTGCCGTTTGGCGCACTCGTGTCGATGCTGTTTTGTGACGCGTGTTTTACGCCATACAGTGCGCCGTGGTCCCAACCGTATCCACCGCTTCTGTCTCCCAAAAAGACTGTTGTTGGCAGTGTATCCCAGGTGCTACCATCAGCCCCATCAGCCCCAGCGGGTCCCTGCGGTCCTTGCGGTCCCTGCGCCCCCTGCGCCCCCTGCGGTCCTTGCGCTCCCTGTGGTCCCTGCGGTCCTTGTGGTCCTGCAGCTCCATCTGAACCGGTTGCTCCAGTGGGTCCAGCGGGTCCTTGTGGTCCCTGTGGCCCTACTGTAAGAACTGGTGGCGTGTACGTGATCGTGTTACCCGAGCGCTGGAGCGAACCCGTGCCCGCAGCAGTCGCTTGGTTAAACGTAAGCACTGCCTCTTTCGCCGCTAGCGAATTGACAACGGTGCTTGCAAAATTCGCGTCGTCGTTGAGCGCGCCTGCAAGCTCGTTCAGTGTATCGAGCGACTGTGGTGCGCTGTCCACGACCGCGGCAATGGCTGTACTCACCGCGCCAGAGGTGACCAGATTATTGCTCCCGGCCGTGACCTGTGAATCGACTGGTGTCAGCGGGTGTCGTTGAGACACCGCTACGTGAACGGCGTTCGACGTGACGAGGTTTGTCGAGGATTGCACTATGTTGTGGTCAACAGTTGTGAGTGGGTGTTTCCCGTTCAGTTGTGTTTGAATATCCGATGAGACGTCCTTCAAATGCGCAAACTCTGCCGCAGTCACACTCCCGTCACCGACAAAGGCTGGGTCGAGGCGATCATCCGCATTATAGCGCGGGTTGGACTTCAACGTCGTCCCATCTTCAAACAGAAGGGTTGTGACGCGTGCGGCGACGGAGCTGAGGGACGATTGTTGTGCCTCAGTGCCCCCTTGTGCACCGTATCCAAGACTTGCCATCCCTCACCACGCGTTGGAATTAGTGCACGTGGTCCGCTAAGACGCGCGCGTCGTTGAGTAACGCCATTTCTTTCGCGGCCAAACGGTCGTTCTCCGCCGCGACTACGTTCATCCTCTTTGCCGCCCAACCACCGACCAGCATCAGAAGCAGCGCGCCAATTGCAATGCTCATTGCTTACTCTACCTTAGAAGATCATTGGCGCTTTTGCTTTGCAGCACGCACACGTTCCATCATGACCCTGGCCTCTTCAGAGCCCTTTACCGGCCGAGTCGTCGGAGGGTGGGTCGTCGGGGCTGGTGGCTCCGTGGTCGTCCGGGTGAGAATCCAGCTGTTCTGCGTCAACTGTCCCTTCGCTCGAACAACCGCTTCCATCCGAGACGCTCGTCTCTGTGTCAGAAGAATAGCTCAAGTCGTCGCTCTCAGTGTCGGCGTTGGAATCGTCACCCTCCTCACCCTCCCCGTCGCACCAATCTTCGTCTTCAAGCGCCGCGTGTCGTTCTTCTTCCGGAACATCTGCAAGTAATTCGTTCAAATACCACTCGTCTGTTGCAACATACTCTTCCCAGTAAGTTCGCGGTGGTGGTCGGCGCGCCCGCTTCGGGCGTCCGTTCCAATCAAGCACCGCATTGGGATCGATGTCCATTGTTTTTAGTAGCATCAGAAGATCTTCGACTTTCGTAAAGGCTCACCATTTGTGATTCGCGTAGCAGTTTCTCGTAAAGATGCCCACCGGGCGCCCACGCGTACGGCGCATCACACGACAGCGTCAATTCTTGCACCAGGCGATGTGCGGCTTGGTATTCGGTCAAGAGAATCTTTGGTGGGAGAATTGGCGCGGCCCTCAGTATGCCTTCGTAGTATATGGGGAAATCTGCCACACTTCTTCTGCGTCCACGTTTGTGCTTAATAGAGTAACGCGCGCCGCGTAAGCAGATCCTACTGTCCGGTACACTGATGGCCCACGGCCTGCCCCAATGTTTACAAACCGTCTCAAAGTTGTACCACGCAACGTCTTTAAGCAAGCGCCCAATGCGGTCTTTCTCCTCTATCGCGCGCTGTAGCTCGGATACGAAGTGAAAATAATAGGCATCTTTCTCCTTCTCTTCCACCGCACTCATGCGACGTTCTCACTGTACACGAGAGCGGTTGCGACACCCACACTCAAGAAAAAGTGTGGCAGGTGGCAACTGAGTGTCTTTCTACAAGGACATTTTACCGTGATATAGGTCGCATAACCCAGGAGCGCAGCCACGAGAGGTTGTGTGCGCATTTCCCTGGGGATTAGTCAGAAGATGTCAGTCAGGCCGCTTGAGTACAAAACTTTTTGACGGCGGTCGCGCCGCGAGTGGTGCGCCCATGTGGTGCTTGCATCAACAACGCGTGGGTGTCGGGGTTGTGACGGTAGTCCGACCACTCGAGCGCGTGTTCGATGTCGCAAAAATAGAACCAGACGGGTCCGCTCACGAGCTTGAACATGTTTTTCTTCTTCTTGCGCGACGCGCACCAATAACAAGATGCCAGGGTCGTGTGTTTCATCACTCGCCGCTCCTTGGGGAGAAAGACCGACATCACAACAGTGTGTCTAGAAGATATGCGTTACATTTTTACTTAGCAATCGCAGCAAAAGCAACCTGCGCCGCGATACCCGCAATTCCACCCATCGCACCCTGACTCATCGCATCCAGAGAAGACTGGTCAAACGGCGAAAGCAATTTAGCCTGGCACCCCATCTCCGCAACGTAACCCGCGAGCGCACCACCCATAATAACGCCAAAGTTGCCAACCACTGGGAGATTGATCACAGAGCCAACAGCCCCAACGAGAATTGGCACAGAACCCGAGCTGCAGCTCATGTGGCGATTGTAAAACTTGACCGACTGATCGATCATTTCCGTTTTACGACAACACCAGAAAAAGTGCTTGATTTTCCAAACTAGTATCAGCTACGCTATGGAGCACGCCTTGCACAACATGACCCTTGATTTTCGGGGGGGGTTGCAAAATTACTTCATCGCTATGCAGTCACATTATGGCGACCCGAGAATCTACGCACTGCAAGAGGCGGAGCGCAACGCCGACGAGGCGCTTTTGCGACACCATGAAGCCGTTGGACAAGCGAACGCAAACGCCGCGGCGCGAGAGAATCAACTTAATGAGATGATCAATCAACACCGGCTTAGAATGGAAACACTGTTGCGTAATGACCCTCCACATGGACAGCCTCCCCCTCATACGCCCGAACCTCAGCCTCCTGCTCCTTAGCGGCCGACCGGGCCGCCTCACGGTCCTCGGGGCGCGCCCACACGTCCCAGCGCGCCTCGGCCGTGCCCTGCCCACTTAGCTCCACCTGGGATGACGTAAGATTCTCACTGGGCGCCTCTTTGTAATCATTTTGCGTATCCTTGAGTGCCGCGATCTGGTCGTAAGCACGGTCGCGCTTCAGCATAAAGTAGCCGATACTCGCCCCGAGACCCAAAATCCAGAGGGACATATTTGTGTCACGCCATGGAATCAGAATTAGTCGTGTGTCTGTGGTGTGCGACCGGGCTGTAAACCGTCATAGACGTGGCCGGCAAAAGTCACAAAGGTACCATTCTGGTAAAATGCCCGACCGAACAATTGCCTACCCACCTGCAGATAGGCGTTGTAAAGCTCCAGTAAAGCCTCGTAGTTGTCCTCAAGCCAATCTCCGGTCGGGGGCACGTCGTCCACACGTTCGTCGTCACTCGTCGGCGAGCACGGGCGCATCATTGAGGATGTGGAACACGAAGGGCTCGTCATCTACCATGTTGGAATAAGTGTCAAGAAAGTAGCAGACGAGCAGCAACGCATCCGCGAGGTCGTCCTGTTTCTTCTGGACGTGAAAAACGTCCGCCACGTGCGGGTCGAACGCGCTTTCGCGATTCACCTCGACGAATTTCGCGGCCCACTCCACGGCGCGCTGTTTATTCATTCTGTAGTTCTTCGTGCCCAGGTTGTAGTGCGCCTTCACACAACGCGCGTTGATTACAACACACGTGTCGAAGAAGAGCGCCTGAATCACGGCCTCGACAATGCGCATATTGCACCGCATTTGCCGCTCGACTATCACATGGCTCGCGTCTTTAAAGTATCTGTCAAACCTCTTCACAAAGTTGCGGACGTACTGCACGTTGTTGCAGGGTATGTAACGCCCATTCGGAACGAGGCTGACGTTATCCCAGTAAACAAATTTAGCTGTGGTGAAGTCAAAGACGCACAGACCCAGATTCTTGATGCCGACGTCAATTGCTACGGCATAACGCATGTCTTTACTCGGGTTTAGAACTTTGCGACATGTCCACACCCACCTCATCACTATCCAGTTGCACCACCTGTCGCTCCAACTGCAGACCACAACACTTAATCTTGCTACACCTGCTCTTGAGGAAATAGCTCAGAAGACCACCAAAGCACCCAACCACCACACCGACAACCGTGAGCAGCCACGCCCCATTGCGCTCAATGAAGTCCGGCTGGGGGCACCCAACACCGACACACTCGATTGGACACGCAACTTGCGCCATTGCGCCTTTCCATCAGAATTAAACTTACGCGAAGGAAAGCATCGCGCGACCCTGCTTGATCGCCAACCAGTTGAAGTACTGGCCATACACGTCGACCTGGTAGTCCACATTGGGGGTTCCAGAAGAGCTGAAGCCATCCACCTTAATGTCCAGGGAGGCGTGCGAGACCTTGCTGAAGTTAACGTGCCCCGACGGCGACGGCGACTCCGGCGCGATCGAGAAGGGGAAGACGTAAATTTCCTTCTGGTCCATCATCTGCGAAAGCGCGCGGATGTCGTCCGCGGGCTCCATCAGCGATGCGCTACCCTCGGTGTCAGTGACCATCTTCATCGACGACCGGTGGATGTTTTCGAAGTGCCTGCCCTTGTTCGAGTGCAACATCGGCAGCATGCGCTTCATCAGGTAATCGCGGTCGATGCCCTGGCCGTCAAGGTGGCGCGTCTGCCCGTTGATCGTCAGCTTCAGGTTCTGCGTCTTGAGGTACGGCAGCGACTTAAGCGTCCTAGGATCACTACCAGGGTTTTCCTCCGTGTCGTGATCGGGGTTCTCGAGGTTCGGGTCGCGCCCGCCACCGTGATACGCGAACAGGTTCTTACCACGCGCCTTCTGGTCAAGGTCAAGTGGCTGAACGTTCGAGGCAGTGCTATTAGACATCTCCGACACCTTGCGGATCGTGATGATCAGCTCCTGCACTGGGTAGAGGAAACTCAGGGGAATGCTCAGCACGTTCTGCGCTCCGGTGGTCGAGTGCGCGACCGAGAACTGCTTCGACACCGAGTTGCCAGTGTACATCTTCATGAGACGCACGTGCTCGCGGTTCATCAGCGACGTCGCCTCCGGGCCGGTCACGTGATAATAGTGCACACGCAGCTGGCAGGTCTTGAATGCCACGTTACCGTTGTCAAAGGTCGGGGCTGAAGGAAGGCTGCCAGCAGTCCCGGCCGCCGTGCCGGCAGTAGCCACACCCTTTCCAGATGCAACCGCGAACTTTGACTTGAGGACAATGAGCTCGTTCAGCGGGCGGAACTTGATCTGCACACGGATGTCGTTCACGCCCGCAATCGCACAGATCGGGAAGGCCGCGGACGGGTGCTTCGTAAAGAAGAGGCCCAGCGGCACGATGAGTTTCTTGCCATCCTTGTGAACCACGCCGCTGCCGTTATGATAAGAAATGATGCGGTCGTAAGAATCCGAGCCACTGTCGGAATCAAAAAATGCGGTCGATGCACCATTGTTCAACTGCGAGCGCACAAGCGGGCGCCCAGTCTTGCCAATAAACTCAAAGCCATAGCGGTGCTTGTCATCGCGCATGAGCTCGTTAATAATGTGGAGCTGCTCGCCCGTAAGCTCCTCGAGCGGCGTGGTGCCGACCGAGAAGGTCACCTTATCGATCATCGCGTGCCCAATGGAGTCGACCCAACCAACAAAATCACCAGCACTCTCAGCACCACCACCAGTTGCTTTATTGAATTCCACCATAAGATCCAGCTGGTTCATGAGGTCCGCGCCCTTCGGAATCACGAAATTGACCGTAGCGCCAAGGTTGGCCGTGTTCTGCGGATCAACGTCCTTCAGCTCCATCTGGAAGCACGAGGTGCGCGTGTAACCGACGTTCTGAAAGTAGGACTTCGAGTTGTCGATGAGGAGCGCATCCTCGGGATTAGTGTTCAGGTTGCACTGCAGCATTGCGTATGCACTCCTGCAAAGGGTTCAGAAATTTAAAAGACGCCCGAATCGGCAACCAACAATACTCCGGGATGCCTCTGCGCGATACTCGCGCGCTTCTTGGCCTGGTACGCGCGAATTCGGTCCAGTGCGAGCAGCGTGTCGTCGGGCGCGGGCGCGTGCACGACCCCATCGACGCGCCCAAAGAGCTCCGACGCGTCATCGCGCATCGACACGCTCTGTGCCTTATCAGGCACCATCCCCCACGGCTGCGCTGTCGTGCACTTCTTCTCCAAGTCCTTGTGGGAGTTCCGGATCGAGGCCGTCACGCGATTGTTGTGGTACGTCGCCATTCCCGCCAGGGTCGCTGCTGCCGCTATGACCGCCATGGTTTTGTGTTGCGTCAGAAGAAGATTCTACTTGCTCTTGCCGAGCATCAGTGTGAGTTTGCACGGGAGGCACCACACTATGCCCGTCACGACCGACGTGGTCACCACCATCGCCGTTAGTGCCTGCACGATCATCTTGACGCGGTGCACTGTTGGCTTGGAATTTATTTGAAATGTAGAGCGCAAAGTCCTCGCGCTCGCGCTCGACCTCAGAGAGGTGCCTCTTTGTCATGTCAAGCTCTGCGCGTAGCTCCCCGAGTTGCCGCTCAAGCCCCGAAACGTGGTCGCGCTCGACCCGTCGGTGCTCTTCAATGCGCTGTACGCGGTGTGGGTCGGGTCGTGGGAGGCGCACCGGCTCTCCACCGTTGCCGTATGTCTTCAGGAGCTCCCTTGCATATGCGACGTCCAACGGCACGTTGGGTGGGATGCGGTTTTTTATGTTATGGTTTGCGGCGAAGAAGGGGTCCATCGCGTGTATCGTGCATGGGTCAGAATTATTGAGTAACCTCATTTTCAAGTCCTTTAATGTCTTCAAGGGTCATATCTGCAAATAACCCCAACGCTCTTTCAAGACCACCGGGATAATTTGGCATATCCTGTGCAAAATTAGTTCCTAACGCCGCAGCCATGTTCCGGCGACGTCGTAGGACCTCTGACGCTAACCCCTCACCCGAACCACCCGAACGATCCGCTTTTTTGACCGCGTATTTTTTGTATACGCGGTCAGTGACGGGGGCGGCGGCGCGCAGGTCGGACTGCTTTTTCGCCTTGCCCGGGACCCTACTCCCCTTGCCCAAGCTGGGCTGCTCGCGCCGTCTGGGTTGCCCGCGCCGTCTCCGCAAGGCGATGTCGTCTGTGAATATCTTCACGGCACGCGCCATCAAGTCGCTCCAAAGCGTTGAGTGTCTATGAAGCCCAGCCGCGACCCACCTATTCAATTGTTGGTTTGCGTGCCACTGTGGGTGTGCGCGAAGCCACGCGCTTACCTCCGTCATAATTTTAGTCGTCAGAAGAAAATTCCCACTTGCGCTTCAACGAGTCGTTTCCAGCGTCATCCGAGGTTGTCGGGGACGGGGGGGGTGCTTCGGGGTCTGTATTCTTCCAGAAGCTGTAATCGACGCACTTTGCCATCGACGACACCACGTTGCTGCGTATGCTCTCAAGCTCATCTTTCGTCAGAGGTGGGGCCTTTGCGGCGCCCCGCTGCATTGCAGCAAAGAAGTTGCTGTAGTGTGGTAACATTGCGTCGTGCAGTGCCACGTCGGTGTGGATTCGATACACCGCATAGCCCTCTGGCGTCCACGAGATGAAGTCACACCACTCGCGCGCCGTTATTGCGAGACACAGATTTACCTGCATGTAGTAGTGTGCAGGCACTTCGCGGTGCACGCGCGTTCCATCCTTCTTGCGCCAGTATGGGCACTTCACCTCGATGAGCCCCACGTCGCCGACCAACCCGTCGGGCGACCCGGCCAACCACGAAATGTTTGGGTGCACGTGCAAGCCCGTACTCTGCACGTAGTTTCCGGTGTGGGCCGTGTAGGCGAGAATGCCGTTCGGCTCGTTCTCCGTGCCCCAGCGTGTAGCTTCATTTCCAACGAAGGACTCTTTGCCGAGTGCGCGTTCAAAGGCCTGTTGACGAGACGTCCACGGACAGAGTCCTAATGCAGCGCCAATATTCGATGCGGTGAGCTTTCCGCGGCGCGCGGCGTGCCATGCCGGACTCCGCTGTGGGAGGGTGGAGGTCATTTTTTTGGATACTTAACACTTGGAAAAAGATTCTGATCAATGAGCAATTATGATCTGGGGTTGGAACTCGGGAGAGCGCCGCACGTGGCCCGCATACGAGGCGGGGTATCTCGCAACAGCTTTGGGAGGCTCTGTCAACGGGACGCAGGGATCTCAAGAAAAAGAAGTCAGCAAGGCCCCCTATGCATACAAGGGCCTTGACGGTGAGGAGAAGGAAGAGCAGAAGCAGGTGTACTTTGATAATATTTCAAAGAACTACGAGGCGGACGCGGACGAGTGTCTGAAACAGGAGTTTGCTATGTGGCTTGAGGGCAGGCACCAAGACAACAGAGATCCACAAACATATAACAACGAGCGAACAGGGGTGCAGACGCGACTAGCCTCTAACGGCGAAAAGCTGGACGACTGGGTACCGACTTGGTGGGGTACGAGCCAGCTCACCCACCTCGACGGCGTGCGGCCGTTTTTGCGAGATATGGAACAACGGCGCATGCAGAAACAATTTGAGGACAACTTGCTTGCGGAATATGGCCCGCAGAACATCGAACAGGCGTGGCAATATTTCAAGACCTGGGTGAAGGGACACAAGTCGGGGCCCGACGTGTGCATGGTCACCAAGACCCCCGATGATGATGGGGATCATGAGCCGGCCCGATCTCTTGGATATAGCATGCAATTCGACCGCGATCGGTATCTTTTTGTGCCCGGTGCAAGCCCAGAGCTCAAGAATGCACGTGATATACTTCAAGCGGACGAGGTGGACGACGAGACGCCCCCGACCCCGAAAGCTACCCCGAAACCTAGGCGCAGTGCGCGCCTCAATGTGCGCCTCAAAGAAGCTGGGACGGTTGGACCAGCTGATTACAAGTATTAGCTGTATCTTTGATGAGGCGCTCGATAAAAATTCTGAGCAGGGTCTAAAGATGTCGGGGCAACGCAAGTTTGGCGAGACGCGTAACTTCGACGGACCA